TGATGCGAAACCCGACAGGCGTGGGGGGCAAAGACGTTGGAATGAGTTTATTTAATACGGAAGGATTGCCAAACAAAGGGGCTGATTTAATACAAAACAGCGCAGAAACATTAGCACAACAATTAAGAGATAAAGGGTTTGAAGTTACGCTTGACCACAGCGGCAGCAAAGCAGGCCCATCAAGCTATTTGCGTATTTATGATCCTGAAACAGGTGGTTTGATACCTAACATACGAATGTCAGGACATTCAAAAGGTGTCGAGGGTTCGGCAAGTGTGTTTAATGTTGCAACGCCGGAAGAAATGCAACACGTTATGCAAACAGCATTAGATATGAGAAAACAAGGGTCAAGCGAAGCAATGTTGGCTCAAAAGGCAGAAAATATGTTGATTAGAAACGCACGAGACGAAGCTGGCAAAGCAAAAATGATAAAAAGTATGGAACACAGGCTCAGAACAGGTAAATCTTTATCAAATACGCAACAAGAATATTACAATTCAACAAGAAAAGAGCTATTACAACAAGAGTTTGATAAGCTAAATAAGTAAGCTAAACTCAACCAATCTTAAATCTAAGACCATTGAGAAAAGATATGGAAATCAGCAAAGTAGTGAAGTCTGGTGTGCGACCTAAACCACCCGCAGCAGGGATCGGCAGAAAGAAGGGTAGCGTCAACAAGGCAACAAAAGCCTTTAGAGATACCGTTACAGCCTTGCTTGAAAACAACGCTGATAATGTAGGCAAGTGGTTAGAAACCGTTGCCCACGGTGATGGCGATCAAGTTAAACCAGACCCAAAGGGTGCTTTGACGCTGATTGCTCAACTAGCTGAGTTTGCCTCGCCTAAACTTGCACGAACCGAACATAGTGGCGTGGATAACACCCCAATTGAAATGGTGGTCAAGTGGCAAGACGGGAAGTAACGCTGCCTTACAGTCCACGGGATGCGTTTAAACCGTTTCATAACCGCACCGAGCGTTGGGCTTGCCTTGTTGCACACCGACGAGCCGGCAAGACAGTCGCAGCCATTAACGATATTGTTCGGGCTGCGCTCATGTGCAAAAGCACAAATCCCCTATTTGCTTACATTGCGCCATTCCGCAGCCAGGCTAAGTCTGTGGCTTGGGATTACCTTAAACACTTTGCCCAACCAGTTCTTGCATCGAGCAATGAGGCCGAACTGACCATTGAGCTTATAACTGGCGGCAAGATACGCTTGTTTGGGGCTGACAACGCAGACGCAATGCGGGGACTAGGCTTTGATGGCGTGTTTATGGACGAGTATGGGGACTTCAGACCTAGCGTTTGGGGTAACGTCATTCGACCTACATTGTCAGACAAGCAGGGCTGGGCTGTGTTTGCTGGTACGCCAAAGGGTAAGAACCAGTTTTGGCAGATATTTGAGTTAGCCAAGAAAACGCCTGACGAGTGGTTTCACCTTGTCTTAAAGGCTAGTGAGTCTGGACTGCTACCCGACACAGAGCTACGGGCAGCTGCCGCACAGATCAGCGATGACCAGTTTTTACAAGAGTACGAGTGCTCGTTTGAGGCGGCAATCCTTGGTGCTTTTTATGGTGAGGACTTACGCAAGATCACAGATGCCGGTCAGGTTAGGCGTGTTGATTACGATCCGAACCTACCCACATACACGGCGTTTGACTTAGGCTATCGAGATGACACGGCGATTTGGTGGTATCAAGTCGTTCGTAACGAAATCCACATCATTGATTATTTTGCAATAAGTGGTGCAAATATCGAGGAAATAGCTAAAATAGTGCTACAAAAGCCGTATATTTACGGTAAACATTACCTACCGCATGACGCTAGGGCTAAAACACTAGCAGCAGCGGGCAAGTCAGTCATTGAGCAATTAGCTGAGTATCTAGGCATTAATAATATGGCGATTGTGCCTGACTTGTCGGTGCAAGATGGGATTCAAGCGGTGCGTCAGATGTTGCCGCAATGTTGGTTTGACAGCGAACGAACGCACGATGGGCTAGAGGCACTTAGGCAATATCAGCGGGAATATGACGAGGACAAGAAAGCATTTCGGCAAACACCACGGCACGATTGGACGAGCCACCCAGCAGATGCGTTTAGGATGTTGGCGATTGCTTGGAGATTAGAGCCGAAAGTTAAACAGCCAGACATTGAGAAACCGTTAATTGTCGGGCCTGAGAACACAGTAACTTTAAATGATATGTGGGCAACCCACACCACTAACCGGAGTAGAAGATTATGAGCGGCGTACCTTATCCATATGCATACCAATACGAACACGTTGCAGCAAGTCAAACCGCACAAGTGTTAGGCGGCACAGGCGCAACTGGTGACTATCTCCATCGTTTGCTATGCACCGTGTCTACAGCTGCCACAGGCAACGTAATTTTGTTAGATGGCACAGGGTTTTCACACACGATTCAGCCAGCGTCGCCAGGCTCAGGCATTGGTCAATACAACATTGAAATTAACGCCATTTCTCGCAATGGCCCGTGGAAAGTTACAACTGGCGCAGGCGTGGAAGTGTTAGCAATTGGCATATTTAGCGCATGATCGTAGCAAGCGTATTGAGGTCGGGCGGTGATTTCAAGCCTGAACACGTTTATGCCTTGCAAAAGATGTGCGCTAAGTATCTGCCACCACATGAGTTTGTGTGTCTGTCAGACGTTGAGCTAAAGTGCAAAACCATCCCTTTGTTGCATGACTGGGTTGGTTGGTGGGCAAAGATGGAGTTGTTCAAGCTACCAAGTGCGTTGTATTTTGATCTTGACACGGTGCTAACTGGTGACTGTACGGCAATGATTGAAACGGCAAAGCAGCACGATTTTGTAATTATGCGTGACGTTTATCGGGGCAAATACAACCCGAAAGCCATGCAAAGTAGCATGATGTATTGGTCAAAACCTGTTGATTTATATGACAAGTTTGCAGCATTACAAATGTACACGGCGGGTGGTGACCAGTCTTACATCGAACACTTTATGCGGGACAAAGTGACATACTGGCAGGACATTTGTGACGGGATTGTGAGCTTTAAGGCTGATGTGTTACCCAAAGGGGTGGACGATGCCAAGGTGGTGATATTCCACGGCAAGCCTAGACCGTGGGAACAAACAAGGGTGAGTTATGAAATTGGTTGAAGGCTGGCAAGTTCCCGATATTGACGAGTGCTGTTTGCCAGCAATCTTGTCTGAGCTACCAGACTTAAATGTAAGCTACACGCACATGAACCAGTTTCGCACAGTCATTCAGGCAGGCGGCAACATCGGGGTTTATCCCGCTACGATGGCAGGGCAGTTTGAACGTGTCATTACAGTCGAGCCTGATACGCTTAACTATCAATATTTGCTATTGAATGTCGCAGGCCACGACAACATTGAGCATCATTGGGCAGCATTTGGTGACAAACACGGCACAGCAGCAGTCGATCATCCGCATCCTGAGAACATTGGAACGCATCAGTTAAAGGCAGGCAACGATATTAAAGTCATGCCAATTGATGCCCTAGAGGTAGACGATTGCGACTTTATTCAATTGGACATTGAAGGCTACGAGCATCTAGCTATCTTGGGCGCTAAACAGACTATTAAGAGAACGTATCCAGTTATCACACTTGAGCTAAAAGGCTTGGGCAGTCGGTACGGGTACAGCGACGAGGACACAATCAACCTACTCCAAGATTGGGGATACGAGATTGTCGGGCGGGTAAACCGTGACGTAATTTTTGCGAGATACTAAGATGGAAGCATTGACTGGCGTACAGAAGTGGCTAAACGTAATTAGCCAATACGACAATGAGTTCAAAAAGTGGGAAGCTCGCACAAATAAGATTGTGAGGCGCTACCGTGATGACAACCGCAATCAGAACACTAACGAAACCGCTAAATTCAACATTCTGTGGTCTAACGTACAGACGCTGATTCCTGCTGTATATGCCAGGTTGCCAAAGGCTGACGTATCACGACGCTTTGGGGATAACGACCCAGTTGCCCGTGTAGCCAGCCAGTTGATTGAACGTGCCTTGGACTTTGAGATCGAGCATTACACCGATTTCAGATCGACCATGAAACACGCAGTTGAGGACAGGTTCTTGGGTGGTCGAGGCGTGGCATGGGTGCGCTACGAGCCGCACGTTCGGGCGCAAGACATTCCTGAAGATGGGCTGCAAGTAACCGAAGATATTGACGAGGTTGACAGTACAGGTCAACAAGTCAAGACAGCCATGACGCTTGATGGCGCTATGGGTGAGGAAGTCGAACGACAAGAAGAAATTGAGTACGAGTGTGCGCCTACCGATTACGTTCATTGGAAAGACTTTGGACACTCTGTAGCCCGTACATGGGAGGAAGTCACCCAAGTTTGGCGCTGGGTGTACATGACCAAAGACAGTTTAATCGAACGATTTGGCGAGGAAACGGCAAAATCTATCCCGTTGGATGCAGGGCCGGAAACCAATAAACAGTATTCGACCCAATCTAAGGACTTCACACGGGCTAAGATTTGCGAACTGTGGGACAAAGAAAGCGGCAAGGTGTACTGGATTAGCAAGAGTTGCCCAAACATTCTTGACGAACGTGACGATCCATTAGAGCTTGAGAACTTCTTCCCGTGTGCCAAGCCTTTGTACGCCACGATGACGAGCGACACGCTTGTGCCTGTACCTGACTTTGTGCTGTATCAAGACCAAGCGACAGATTTAGACATTTTGACTGACCGCATTGACGGGCTAGTAAAGGCGTTGCGTGTTCGTGGGGTCTATGACGCATCACAGCCCACATTGCAGCGTCTTTTGACTGAGGGCGATAACAACACATTGATTCCTGTCGATAAGTGGATGGCGTTCTCTGAAAAAGGTGGATTAAAAGGGTCGATTGACTTGTTGCCAATTGATGTGATG